GGTTCTGTCTCCAGCAACCTTGAAAGTACGACCTCTGAAGGGAACATCGATGTTAGCGATGTTTTGAGCAGGAAGTGCTGCTGCCTTACAGAGAAATCTGAAACTGTCTGCGTCCCAAGCAATACCATTTGGTAAAAGCGGCATTTCTACTTCAAATAGATTGGGGCGTGCGCCACCCCCAATCAGTGCTGATTTAAATTGAGAAATAGTCTTGTTTTCTCTTGAAGTTGCCATTGTTTAATCCTCCTTTTGTTATTTAGATATTTTTATCAAACTCTGCCTGCTACTTCTTCAAAACTGACGCCAGTTCTGGTAGCAACAAAGGTAAGAGTGATGTAGTTAATCGATTTGGCAGGTTTTAAGAAGATGTCTGCTCTAAATTCATTATTATCAATAACATCGGGAGTGTTATTTGATGTGTCGCAAACAACAAGGAATCCGTAAACTCCTCGCTTCGCTTCAACATCTCTCAAGTAAGGTTCGACGATGTTTCTAAAGTTTGCTCTTGTTAACTCATCATTGAGTTCAAAGAGTTGTGCTTCTGCTGCACTTTCGAGTGCTTGCTCAACAGTAAGGAACAAGCGACGAACGTTGATCCTATCAAATGCAGATGCGTGACCAAGTGCAGTTTTATCACCGAAGAGGAGTGTTCCAACACCTGGTTTAGTAATCATAGAGTTGATTCTCAGAGGATAAAGTTGATCTCTCTGTGTTTTAGTTGGGTTGTATGCCAACTTAACAACGTTGTTAAGAACACCACGTTGCTGACCAGCAGGTGAGAACCAAGGATATGCGTTAATCGCTGTCCTTACCATCAATCCGGCAACGTCTCCGTTTGTTGGGACGAAACGGAACTCATTGTTGAATCTGTCATACTTATAAGCATAACCAGAATCAAACACACCGTAGGAGGTTGATTGTAATGGACTGAAGAAATCAATCAAATTGTTTGTCTGGGTTGTAGATTCAGTGACACCTACAAGGTCCGCTCTGTGGGGACCAATGACAGCCATACAATCTTTTCTTGCTGTAGCGATAGTAAGCAACTTACCTGCTTTTGCTTGAGATTCAGATTTGCTTCCCAAACCAGGACCCATGATTAAGAAGTCAACTGCTTCTTCATCTTTGTTGGATATTTTATCAATTGCAGTGTTGAGATTGCCAAGTGTGGCAGTCATACCACCGTTTATGTATTCTCCGTAGGCAGGAACACCAGCAGCATAGTCCTCACCACCTTTGAGGGTGTAAGTTACATTACCAATTCCGTTGAAGTTCGTATCTTGTGCATTTTGACCCCAGAGACCACCACCAGTTGTTACCTTGGTGAAGTCTGTTGAGAATCCAAGTGCTGTTGGTGTGGTTCCGTGGAAAGCATCAGCAGCACTAGCAGGACTCTTACCTGCGTAGATGTTAGCAGAACCGTCTGCAATGAACTCTTTATAGTAGATCTTGTCTGGTGCATTTACAGCAGAGATAGCGTCTGCTGCCTTAGAAAGATTGATATGCTTCTCAATGATATTACCTCTAATACCAGTGATTCCACCATTATCATCTACAACGGCAACGTGAATACCATCGTTCTTACCGTTTCTGTCAGAGACATACACGTTTGTGCTAGGTCTTGGCGCAACTTCTTTCCAATAAATAGTTGCGTTTTGAAGACCCAGAGTTTGCTGGTCATACCAGTCAAGGACAGATGCTGGAGTATGACTATCAACCGGATTAACACCAGTGGTATGCACACCAGAGTTGTTTATGAATCTGAGTGAATCTGAGGTGTCAAACGCCGCAAATGCAGTTCCCTGCTGATAACTAATCTTAGTTTCTGATCCAGCAGTATTAACCCTAGATACAACCTTAACAACAATCTCGCTGTTTCCGTTCGTTGCATCCGTGGTAACACCAGTGACGATACCTTTTAAGAATCCAGTAAATGCTGTGGTCGAACCGCTTCCTGGAATGGTGACAGCAGCTAAAGGAGCGGTGACTCCGAAACCAATCTGTGCGCCAGTTGCAAGAACATTGGTGGTTCCGATACCGATGATCTGATCGCCAAAATCATCAATTTGGCAAATCTTCAGTTCGTTACCCCAAGAACCTGGGTTCTTAGCAGCATAAGTAAAATCTTGTGCGTTGGTGTGGTTGTTCTGATAATCATCATAGTTCAGAACCTGCAGAGCATCAGTAGATGCCATACCAACACCAGCGTTAGCATTGTTCAGGTCATCATCGCTTGCTCTGATTACCTTAAGGACTCCTCCATAAGAAAGGAAGGATGCTGCACTCATCCAATACTCGTACTGACTATCAGTAGAAAGTGGTTTACCAAAAACGTTAATTAAATCTGTTTCGTTGGTAACCAGAATTGGTTCATTAACTGGTCCAAGTGGGAAAGGACCCGCAATTGCACCAATGTTATCTAGAACATTATCTGCTCTTCCTACTGTTAAGTCAACCTCCCTAACAAGTACTCCAGGAGATAATTGTGGAGTCGCCATGTTTTTCTCCGTGATCTCGATTTATCTAAGAATTATTTAGAATTATGAGCACTTTCAGGGGGGAAACGTGACGTGAATTACCAATCTGGGTATTCCCACCGTAAGTCAGACTTGGTTTTTGATTTTGTTATTCTTTTAATCGTGCATTCTTTACACTCATATGAGAATGAAGATGCTACTGGTCCTCTATCCTTTCTAGTTCTATAAAATCCATCGACTAAATTCTTTGTCTGTCCACAGACTCTACACTTTCTTTCAGTAAGCAGTAAGTGTCCTAACTTAATCTGCTTATCAAATTCCATTAGTGATATTCCCACATAAAAGATCTATCACCATATTCATCTGCTTTGAACCACCTATCACCGTCATTATCTACAAAACTGTTATCGTCTAATCCATCAGACATAAACCCAAATGGTGCCATGTCCTGTTCGATTTGATTCTTCTGTTCTTCATATAATCTCTTTCTAATGTCCTGGTCTGTGAGTTCTTTAAAGTAGTCTTGTTGAACTAACCAGGCATAGATGACAAGACACATTGCTAAGTCATCGTTACATCCCTCCTCTGCCTCAAAAGAATTACTCTTTGAAATAAAAGTTGTTAACTCTGAAATGATTTCATAATCACTGAATAATAGTTTACTTTCCTCAATCATGGTTTTAAGATTGAGAGAACCAACTTTTTTGACAGTCTTACTCATCTTCACGCCAAGTTGCGTTTTCTTGCCAGAGAATCCCTGTCCTACAATTTGACCTGCTCTACCACGCATTGAACACATGAGCAAGTTTTGATACTCAAGGTCATAGTTTAAGATTGAAGCAACTTGATCTCCAATATCATTTACCTCACATAAAACGAATGCATTATTATACTTCTTTGCTATCTCCCAAATAATATTGGGGAACAACATTGGTTTGATATCATTGTTTCTATACTTTGCAACAACCTTGTGTGGAAACTCTGTTATATCAACCACAACAAAAGCAGAGTAATCTTCACCAACTCCTCTTGCAACGTCAACAGTTATTACATAGTCGTGTTTTTGATCTGGATCTACATATACATCCAAACCAGCATTACTGATCTGTGGATTTTCATATACAAGAGTTCGTAATTTGCTTGGAGCAATGAGCGTGTCAATAGATCCAAGAAATTCACACTCAAACTCAATTTTAAATTGCTGCTCTGATGTATTAGCAATTGTCTGACGTTTCCATTTTTCGTCTCTACCTGGAACTTCTGACCAGTGAACATCAGTTGGGATATATTCATTTTTATCCTTTTCGGCATCATGCCACAGACGGTAGAAATGATTCATACCATGTGGAGTGGATACAATAATTACCTTGGTACTTTTACCAGAAGTAATAGTAGGATAAACAGAGGCAAAGAACGAGTCAGCAACGTGATTTGGGACGAAGGCGAACTCGTCGAGAAAGAGGATATTAAACGACATACCTCGGACAGCACTTGCAGACGTAGATGCTGCCAATATCTTGCTGCCATTTTCTAATTCGATGTTTCCTTTATTCCATGCAATAATACCCTGTTGCATCCATTTGGGCAAGTTTTCATATGCAGTTGCTAATCTTCCTAACAATTCTCTAGCAGTCGCTGCCTTGTTAGCAAGAATACCAATGTTCACGCTATCATTAAAAATTAAATAGTGTAAAAGATAAGATACGCAAGTTGTAGACTTACCAGTCTGACGTGGCATCTTACAAATATTAAATCTATTCTCGTGAAATCTTCTTATTAATTTCTCTTGAAAATCATAGGGTTTAAAGGGAACCAATCCTTCATCAAGAGAAACGATTTTTACGTAATTGCTTGAGAAGTAAACAGGGTCATCTTTACATCTTAAGAATTCACGGATTTGATCTTCCGTGAATTCTATGGGTGTATTTGCTTTTTTTAAATTGGGATTGCCAAGGTATACATTATCAGACATATATTAATCAGCAGTTCCAGGCTCTTAATGATTTATTGATTCTGCTATCTGGGTCATTAGCAGTTTTAGCAGAAGTCAATTTTTTCTTCATTCCTTTCATACGCGCACAAAAGCTCTTTCTACGAGGGTTTCCAGCTTTCTTTGAAGGTCTCTTAAGATCGCTTCCTGGATTCTGACGTTCATAACTCTTTCTTCCTTTTTCATTCAATCCACCCTCTGGGTTTTTACCGGACTTCTTTTGCCAGTCTTCAGTATGTAGGAGAGGTTCTCCTGGTTCAAAATCAGAAACTTGGAATGAGAGAAGTCTTGCACCTGGGTAGACTTTTTCAACTTGAGATTGAACGTCTGCTTTATTGGGAACAGAAGTTTGTGGGAAGAACATCTTCAGAGAGATGTAGTTACTTCTAAATCTAAAGTAAGCATTTACAATGTTACCAGTCTTTGCTGGAACTCTCACTGCTTCTTCAATTGCTGGGCATTCTTTGTTACCATGTACCGGACACTCTTCACCTTTGTGATTGTGCATACAACCTTTCTTTTCATCAATATATTCTACCTCTTCTTTTTTGGTCTTTTTGACACAGTTTGGATATCTCTTTCCAAACATAGTCTTCATACCTTTCTTTTCATATCCCTTCCAGCACTTTTCATCGAGTTCTGTTCTCCAATCTGAGATCTCAAACTCTTCTTTCTTTGTTTTAGATTTATTACCCCAGTTGGCAGCACCAACCTTACGACACTTAACCAAAGCACCTGAGGCATATGCAGAAGGCCATACAGAATAACGAGACTTGACCTTATGGTAACAAGCATCTTTGGTCCCTGCTTTTTCCTGGATTTGTGCTGATTCTTTCATTTTCTTTGGTTTGTCAGTTGAAACGTAAGTTGGTTTTGCTGCTCCTGTTTTTTGTGGTTGACCTGGATCAGCAGATCTCTTCCTTCTTTGAGCAGATTTTCTTTCAGATTTGCTCATGCTTGATCTCTTTGCAGATGACACACACTTAGGTGTTGACTTCTGCCCTGGTTGGCGAGCACAGGGTTTACCTGATACAACTTGAACCCAACCTTTCTTACCATCTTTTGATTTGGACTTACCAAACCAATCACGGAGACCTTCTTCACTTATACCATTACCACCGTTTCCGTTACCATTACCACCATTACCATTACCATTACCATTACCGTTTCCATTGCCGTTACCATTTTTCTTGGTATCATCAACGGAATGACCATTCTCTTTACGAAGATAACCAGAGCGTCCAACCATTTTAAATCCTTTGGGGATTGGTTTACACTTCTTATCGGTGTAACAATAATATTGTCCCTCAGGGCAACGACCATTCTTTTTTTCTTCGTTTACATCACCAGAAGTATCCTTCTTATGAAGACTCTTATAGAGATGTTTATGAAGAGGTTTTGCTCTATTCATAATCTTATCTTTTTCAGAATAATCTTGCGCTTCATTCATTTTTTTGGTCTTCTTCTTCATTGAGTTGATGAATTTTCTATAGACCGCTGCTTCTGAAGTCTTACCCATTTCTCTTGCTCTCTGTTCCATAGCAACTGCTGCCTGGATTTTGTGAGCATGAGATCTTGATGAATTGCGAATCTTAGAAACAGATGCTTTAGCGGTTGCAACGTCCTTGAATCCAAGTCCATGAATCGTGCCTTTTGGATTTTCATCCGTATAAAGGTCCGAGTGCTTTTTGGAGTTTGCTGGTTGACCAGATTTTCTTGGAATACGTGGGTTACTCATTTCTTTTTACGACCCGCACAGTGCGCTCTTTGGGAAAATCCCTTAGGATTAGAGCAATCAATACTCTTTTTATATTTATTACTCCAACCTTCTTGGAATTGACCAAAAGTTTTTCTAACCCTTTGATAGTTATTTTCGTCCATCCTATCTACAAACATCTTGGATGCTGCGACCATACTATCAATAGATGGACCATCGCTTGATTTACTCAAAGACAACTTCATAACGGGATAGACATTGGAAAATCTCCACTTTGCCTCTCCAGATTCTGCCGGAGTTTGATAGTCCTGTGATAAGTCATCAATGTCTGCAGGAAACAATCTGGGATCTGCTCCTGCCACTGGACCAGAAACATCAGCGGCGTTTGAATATCCATCACTTCCAACACTATTTGTGGGTTGTTCTGATAAGAACTGCTTAAAAGATTTCATACTTTTGTTAGCGTCTTTGAAATTTTAAATATCGTTGATGAACTAGAACTTGGAGTTGCTCTAAATCTTACATTTCCTGAATTTATATCTGCATCAAATGTTGCAAGAACTGCTCCAGTTTTGATAGTGCCAAATTCACTCATATAAACATTAGTTCCATCATGAACTAAATTCATGGTAGAAACATGATATGATGAACCTCTTGTGACTTGAACTTGATATTGTGCAGATCGATATACACTAGCACTAAATGTATCT